GCAACGCATTGTCTAACATGGGCGGCAAATTTAAAAACGTTGCCGCATTGGCTGCGACACTCGCTGCAACTAAAATTCCATCTCTTAAGAATTTAGACGCACTAAGCTCTCCAATGCCTGCTAGCATTTCGTCTGCACTATCCAGTAAACTAGGCACAGGTGGTGGCCCATTTGGTAACCCCACTATCAATGACATCATTGGCACTGCGGCAGGATACAAGCACACAGACAGCTTCACAACAATAGTGGCTGCTCACACAACAATTTTTCAAACAAGTGCAGGACAAGCACTTCAAGCAGCAATCACTGATTTGACTGCTGACCCAACAAATGCAACTAAGTTAAGTACATTTGTTGCTGCCCAAGCGGCAGTAACTGGATCCACTGATCCAGTTCTATCCAAATTGATTACTGACAGTGCCAATGCTATCACAGCAAGCCAAACTCAGTTAACCAATGAGGCAACTAATCAATCCAAGGCAGGATTTGTCCCCAGTGCAGCCGCTGTTCCAGCAGCGCCAGCATTGCTAGGATTAGCAAACAAACTCCACGACCTGGGACTTGATAAACAAAAGGCAGGATACAACTTCCTGTTTAGTAGTATGGCAACAGACGACCAGTACGGTGATGCAGTGAAAGCTGCTCTAGCCGAAGGCCAAAACATTGCAAAAATGGCGGCTGCTGGCGTGGCAAACACAACCAAAATTGATCCAATGGATGTGTTAGCAAAAGTCCAAAACGGGTAGCAAACTGCCCATATAACTAGCTTTTCAGAGATTTAATTGCTATAATAGTACCAGTTATTGGGTTATAGCAGTTGTTTTCTCTGAATTTGCAGGGTTATATAAACAACAGAAGGAAACAAAGGAGAAAGTATGACACTTAAAAAGTCAAACAGTAATCCGGATACGTGGATTGCTCTTTCTAGAAATGTTGTTCAATTTCTAGCACTACTTGCGGTAGTATTTCTATTATGGAATGTTACAACAGCAAAGTTCAACACCCTACGCGAAGGCAGCGATGCTTACCGTCAAGGATTTGTTAGTACAGCTGACCGCACTCAACAATTAGAATGCCTGACACGCAATATCTATAACGAAGCTGCAACCGAGCCATTTGAAGGTAAAGTGGCAGTGGCACAAGTTACGATGAACCGTGTAGACAATGGCCGATTCGGTCACGGAGTCTGCGGAGTTGTATACCAAAAGAACGTGATTTACGAAAAAGTAATTTGCCAGTTCTCATGGGCCTGCCTGCCCAATGCAGGTAAGAAAGCAGTGTACCCAGCACTGTATAAAGAAAGCGAAGAAGTCGCGAAAAAAGTTCTATTAGAAAACTTTAGACTGCCTGGCATGAAAGACGCTATGTATTATCATGCCGATTATGTTAACCCACATTGGGGTAAGCCAAAACTTACACAAATCGGTCACCACATTTTCTACAAGGATTAAAATGAAAACTTTTGATATCAATGCAGTTAAGGCATCTGTTGTTTCTTACTTTGAAGAACACTTCTATAAGATTTCCGCAGACACTTTAGAGTGGCTGGCCATTATCATTATTCATTGTGCAACCATTCCAACCCTGTTGGCTATGATGACTGCCCTTAGCGACCGAGCTCCTACAATTGATGTAGTCTTGTTTGCATGGGGCGGCTTGGTGTTGATGTTTATGCGAGCAATCCTGCTCAAGAACAGCTTAAACATTATCACTAACGGTCTTGGTTTCATTACCCAAGCAGTTATTATGGCCTTCATTTTATTCAAATAAAGTATGAGCGATATTAACGACGAAGACAACGACGACGAAGTAGAATTCATTGATGCAAACATTGCAGATGAGGACTATGTTTTTATTATTGGTCCCGACGGCGAGCTAAAACAAATTCTCTTGCCTGACGATTTGCCATTTGAATTGCCGGAAAAAGTCAACCAAGTCCTGGCAATCTATAATGTTACTGATGTAGAAAATTTAGTAATTAGTCCAACTATCCATTGACCCATAATGGATTTTGCGTTATAATTCAGCTAGGAGCTAAAATGAACTCACAAGATTACACACAAAAGCAACGTGATCAAATTCATCATCTGCAAAATGCAGTTTGGGACTTGGATCGAGCTCGCGATCATTTAGTGGATGCAGGATGTAGTACTTCAGTATTACAGGCGCTTGACACAGCACTAGACAAAGCCCAACAAGAGCTTAACGACGTTTCTACATTGATGTAAAACTAGTACTCTAGTACTACAAATTTTGGTTGACCCAAAATGGTTTCCATTGTATAATACATACATGCAGAAAACAACAGTCACCCGCAAACGCCGTCAAGATACCAAGCATGCCGTGTACATGTTAGTGAACACTAACACAAACGAAAGCTACATTGGTATCACAGTTTGCGGCAACCAAATTGCAAAAGCTCTTAAAGTGCGTTTTCAAAAGCATGTGCGCCGCGCACTAACTGAAAACAAGTCTTGGGCCTTGTGTGCTAGCATCCGCGAACACGGCGCAGAAGCATTTAGCATGTTGTTAGTTGATGTTGTTCGTGGTCGCAAGCCAGCACACAGCATTGAACGTGAATTGATTAACGGCAATGCCCCTGCATTGAACACTCACTAAGGAGTTAATATGATGGTTATGGTAGCAAAAATGAAGGACAAGATTGTTCAAATTGTGCGCTATGCTGACACAGTTGGCTTCAGCAGCGAGCGTGGCTGGTTCTGTATCTGCTATGACTTTGACAAGCAGAACAGACGCCGTGAACAAGTTAAGTGGATCCCTGCAGACACTCGCTTTGAGTGGGTGCGTGAGTACATTGGAGAATAATATGCGTGGAAAATACAGCCCAACCGTAACCGCGGCGTATATAAAGGATCAGAAGTGGTGGGACAAATATTCGGGTAACGATAAGCCTGATGTTTACAATCAGTATGATCCAGAAGGTTACGACAGTTACGGTTACGACAAAGATGATGTAGACCGTGCTGGCAACCAAGAATGTGCGTACTACAGCAATGATGCTTGGGCAGAGGATGAAGACTATAACATCGCCTACGACGCCGCTTACGATGCGTGGGGGTTTGATGGCGTAACGCCAGTAAGGAATTAATATGAAAACATGGGTAACTAGCGACTTGCACTTCGGGCACAGAAACATCACAAAGTTCTGTCCAGTGACTCGCGCACGATTTAAAGACGATATTGCTTACATGACTGAAGCAATGATTAAAGAATGGAACGACTTGATCGGGCCAGACGACTTGACCTACATCTTGGGTGACGTGGCCTTCATGGGCGGATTCGAAGCAAGCAAGATCATGAATCGGTTGAACGGTAAAAAGATCTTGGTTGAGGGCAATCATGACCGCAAAACATTGATGGATGTACACTTCCGCGAGTCCTTTGCTGAGGTACACAAGTATTTGTCTATCCAGTACAATGGCACAATGGTTGTGATGTTTCATTACCCTATTGCAGAATTTGACCAAATGCACCGTGGCGCTGTTCACTTGCATGGTCACTTGCATGGTGGAGTAAGCGGTATGGAAGAATACCGTGTACGCGACATGGGTATGGATGCAACCGGTGTGATTGCAGTTAGCATGGAAGACGCCATTGCCAGCGCAATGAAGGGCAAAGTTAAGGGGCATCACTAATGGATGAACAAGACTTAGTGTATCGTTTGCGTAAACGTGCAGAGATCCGGAGACAAATTCCAGGGCGTAAAAGCGTTGAAGAAGGAACTCCGGATCGTATTGCTGACATTCTCGAAGAAGCAGCAAATGAAATCGAACGCTTACGAATTGAAAATAGCAATTACGACGAGTAATTTTGGTTGACCCATAATGGGTTTAGCAGTATAATAAACACATGAACAAATTGTATATGTTAATCGGCGTGCCGGGTAGCGGTAAAAGCACTTGGATTGCAGAACAGCATTGGGCAAAAGACTTGCCAGTTATCAGCTCGGATCGTTACATTGACGAATATGCTGCAAGCGTGGGCAAGACTTACAACGAAGTGTTTAAAGAATACGCACCAATTGCAATGAAGTTAATGGATAACCAAGTGTTAATCTGTCAAGCAAATAATGTAAATTGCATTTGGGATCAAACTAACACTAGCGCAAAGAGTCGTGCTAAGAAGTTGTCCATGTTGCCCAAGTACGAAAAGATTGCAGTAGTGTTTAAGACTCCTGAACACGAAGAACATGCTCGACGTTTAGCAAGCCGCCCGGGTAAGAATATTCCTGAGCATGTTATGCGCAGTATGATTGATAATTTGGAAATGCCCTCTGAATCAGAAGGCTTTAAGGAAATCTGGTATGTTTAAGGACAAGTTAAAAGAGTACGTGGAAACAAGTAACCTTGTTAACATGAAAGAATGTGGCGATGGTATCTACGTGCTCAAATACAAGAAGCGGGTGTTCTACGACAACTTGTGGAACGAATACATTGCTGAATGCCGTGGGTCTATTGTAGACAAGGATTTTAACCTAGTTACATATCCATTCACAAAGATCTACAACTACGGCATTGAGAAAGAAGCTCCAAAGTTGGACAAGGACACGCAAGTTACAGCATTCCGTAAGGTCAACGGCTTTATGGTTGCTATGACTTGGTACAACGGTGACGTGCTAGTGTCAACTACTGGTTCAACTGACAGTGACTATGTTAACATGGCCAAGGAAATGATGCTCAAGCACATGCCCTGGGCAGATTGGCAAATGGCATTAGGGTCAGACGACTCACGTGGAATGACCTACATGTTTGAATGTGTGCATCCCAATGATCCACATATCGTTATCGAAAAGTCCGGCATGTATGTGTTGGGTTATCGCGAAAACGAATTTGGATCTAAGGTAGGACACGATCCATTTATGCTTAAAGAACTAGGTGTCTTGTTCAAGTGCTTTGTTCCTGAAAGTTATACAACTAACATGACACGCCTTGAGCAAATGGCCAAGGAATGTAAGCATGAAGGTTTTGTGTTCTATACTAATGACGGGGTAAGTGCTAAGATCAAGAGCCCGTACTACTTGACCAGCAAGTGGGTAGCACGTAATCCACGCACTGACAAGTTGGTTAACATGCAAGCAGATATCAAGCACCAACTTGATGAAGAATACTATCCACTTGTGGACGCTATTCGTGCTAACATCGACGAGTACACAGCAATGGATGAGCAAGCTCGTCTAGCATGGGTGCGCAACTATTTGGAGGTGGCCTAAGGATGAGTACTTCGATGAAGGCCCAATCGGGGTTGCTAGGAAGATAGAAGTGTTGCCTTGGCAACCTTGGTTTGCTTGGCGCCCGGTAAAGATACACGGCAAAAGGGTATGGGGTAAAACTGTATACCGCCGTTGTATCAATACCTATGTTGACATGGATGATTGGAATCGATACGAATATGGCAACATATTTGACGTTTTAAAAGAGTAGTACTTAGTACTACTTTTTTTTGGTTGCCCAATAATGGATTCTCCGTTATAATACATACATGAAGAAACTTATTGCATACTTAAATTCCAAAGAATTCCAAGAACGTATTCGTCCACTAGACTCATACAAGTACGGACAAGGCGAAGACATTGCTGACACCATTGGATTGTTTGTAGTAATGGCTTTAGTGATGTTAG